TGGAAAGCCTCTTGTCCCTTGTGTCTTTTACGATCGTCGCGACCCAGTGAGTAAAGCATTGGGTGTGATTCACCGCGTCGGTCGAGAAATGCCTCCCTTTGACCATCAGTTGATGAAGCGATTCAAAATATATGCTCGAACATTTATTGAGTCGCTAGAACCACTCACGATGGATGAATTGTCCACAACTGTTGAGTGGTTGGATGACTCTGGTTATCCTGGGAGTCGCAAAGAATACTTCATCAAATTGTTAAAGAAGCTTGAGTCCAACTTGAAAACAATTGGTGCTAAGTGTTCTGTGAATCAGAGTTTCATCAAGTGGGAGCCGTATCTTGAGCCCAAGTATCCGCGTTCTATCAACTCCTATTTGGATGAGACAAAGGCACTACTTGGCCCTTTGGTGCATTCTATGGATAAGAAATTGTTCAAATTACGATGGTTTGTTAAAGGTATGAACCCTCGTGACTTACCTTCCCATTTGAATGCACTTTTTGGGCACTCACCTGTTATTGAGACGGATTTTACATCCTTTGAAGCTCACCATCGCGAAGAATTTGCACATATCGCACGACATTATTTCATGCATATGATTCGTGGGCTTGATTTGTGCAATGCACGTAAACGTTTGATCTCGCGAATGGTTCAGGGTGAGAATATGCTGGATTTTAAAGACATCAAAGCGGTTGTACAGGATCGCTTGATGAGTGGTGCCTTATGGACATCTTCGATGAATGGATTGTTGAATTTGCTTATCATGTCTTTTCTATTCACGGAGGTTGTTGCTCCGCGGGCGACACCAATTGACCGCGTTAATCGGGTCTATCGCGATTTTACTGGTGTCGTTGAAGGCGATGACGGCATGACATTGGATGTTGGACAGTCAGAATTGACAGCAAAGCAACTTGGTTTGATCCTTACATTTGAACATCGTGAGAATTTCACGAAAGCACATTTTTGTGGTTGTGAGTGTAGTGATGATTTACAAAGGATGAAGAATCCGATTGATTTTTTGTCCAAATTTTTCGTCCTACCGGCCAAAGTGCAACATATGAAACCGAGTAAAGCTAATGCGTTTATCCGTGCCAAAGCCATGTCCTACCTGTATCTTTACCCCAATGTACCTGTGATTGCACCTATATGCCACGAGGTCCTGCGT